CATCAATAATATTTTTAATACCAATAAATTGTGTATTTAAATACCCTTTTCTATATTGGTCAACTAATTGAGATACAGTATAAACTTTATTATATTGCATTAAATAAAACGTATCTGTACAATCTATTGCCGATTGAAAATCAACATAATCATCCCAATCTAAACTAAACGCATATGACTTCTTTTGAAGTGTTGCGTTTGGGTTTGAACCACTAGTTGTCCAACCGTGTTCTTTAACATTTGGTACTAAAAAATACCCTCTTCTAACAGGTTCTGATATTGATGGTGATTGATTCCATTTAACTTTGAATCGGTATTTACCTTTAGTCGGGATACCTTTTTTAGGGTCATCAGATATAACTTGTTCCCCAAACTCATTAGTTATTAAATAATCTAAATTCATTGGGACATCTACTAACCACGCACCATTATCATCAATAACTTGACCACCTTCTTCTAAATCCACTGTCTCTAAAATTGGTTTACCCTGAGCATCTAAAAAAATAGTTTGTCTTATTGCTAATATTTCTCCCGGGCCGGTTACTAAAGTACATTGTGAACCGGATTTAAGTCGGGGTTTACAATTTCTCGGAAGGGCTTCGTCATCGTTACTTGAAACAATCGAACCCATAAAGATGGATGTTGGTCTAATATCAATACCGGATTCTTTAGATAAATCAAAATCAGTTCTTGTTATACCCAAATTACATATTTCAGGTTGACCCCATAACGGCTCAACCTCAATAGTTCTATTAAAATTAATAATTTGAGGTAACGAATTTAAATTTGATGATGCTTTGAAATTTATACCAGCAACTTGAGTTGGTGTTGCAAGACCCATTCTAATTAAATCTTGAGGTGATAATGAAAATTCCCCAATATCTGATAAGTCAATATCAACAACAACTGTTTGACTTCCGGTTGGTACACCAAAAATCATATAGTCACCGCTAGAGTTTGTTACAGTAGAGTATTTGTAGTATTTATCGTATACCTGTATTAAAGTTGGGTCGGTTAAAACATCCTTCCGATTAAAAAAAGTTCCTGTTGGATTATGTCCACTATGAGATTTAACATATGGTAGTAGATTATATCTATAACCATCTTCATTTAAATCTGTTAATGTTTTATACGGATATAAATCAGAAGTAACAGGATTAAGTTCGTCATTTGTGTCTAAAGGTATAAACACAGAAACTTTAGCATTTGGAATACCAAAACCATTGTTCACACTTACCCTACCAACAATTACCCCGTAATCAGAGCATTGTCTAGTATATATTTGACTTTGTAATAATTTTAGAGATAGTATTTCTAAATACTCAAATTCTTGGTCTATCAAGACGTTAAGTGATTTGTCAACACCAGGCTCAGTACGTATTCTAAATGAATTGGACATAATAATCTTTTTTAATAAATAGTTTATATACTATTTTCAAAAGATAATTCAATAAATTTTAAAATAAATTGCTAAGAGAAATTAACCGTTTTAATATTTTTAACTCTCACATTGATATCTTTGTTTGGATATCTAACTTGATACACTTGTCTTGGTTCGGCAAAAATTGTATCATCAACTAATTCAATTTGTTTAGTTTCCGAATCAATATATCTTTGTGATGTTTGAGAGGAAGAATATTGACCACCAACTTTATTAAAAAATGTCATGTCAGAAACGGAAATAACCCCATTTTCACTTTGAACTAATCTTCTTAATTCTGATACATTAACATTTTCACCCATTTCTTGGTTTGTTGGGTCAAAATAATCTGTGATTATATTAATTATTTGAGAAATAATAGAACCTTGATTTTGTGAATTGTCTAACACAACGTCAACATTTATTGCTAAATCAATAACATTTGCACTTTCAATTGACACATAATCATTAATCATACGATAATTTGACAGGTAGTTTGCAACATTATTTTTTAAAGTGTTTGAAACAATCTCAGTTAATCTACCAGTTTCATCATATGATAACATTTGAACTTTAATTTTATTATTCTCTTCAGTTATCGCAACTTTAGCCGGTGCTCCAAATTGTGAGGGCATTGTTCTAATGATTGATTCATAATCATTTACTGTAACTGCTCTGTTTTGTGCTGTAAAGTTATATGAAACTAAATTTCTAACTTCTTCTGTTGTTGGATAGTTTGCCCCACCAATAGCCGCTGTAATATTATTACATCTTAATGAATTAACCACAGTCGTATTAACTGATTCAGATGGACCATTCACAAAAAATGAAACTGTACCAATTTGTGTTATAACCCCAACACCTAAATTAGTTCCTGTACCACCACCAATTCTATATTGAACAAATAATGTGGTATTAGGTTTTAAAGTACTACCTAATGCGAAGTTATTAGAATATTTGTATAAATTTAATGGTTTACCATCTCGGGCAAATTCTCTTAATTGTTCATCAGCCGATTGACTACCACCACCAAAGGTCATTTTAAAGAAACCTTCAGGTGTAAATTCTGTTATGAATTTAGTTGCGGTATTCACATATCTACCAACTTTAATACCAGGGTTATCCGAAACTTTTGTTGGGTCTTCAATAAACACTCTATCTTGGGCTAAAGCCTGTACTTCAAACCATCTATTATCAACACCTAAAAATTCTTGATTTGAGGGTACATTGGCGTATTGAGTTCCATCTTTTAATAAAACACTTGTTACTCCTAAAACGGTCTTTTCAGGTAAAAATAATTCAAAAAATGGTCTAACATCATTTGCGGTAATAACTCTTTTAAAAACTTTAGTTATACCATTAACAACGGTCTCACGTTTAACAATTGTATAATTTAATAACTTATTGTTTGAGTCGAAATTTGGGATTTTTAGTCTATTAGGAAATCCGTCTGCGTTTGATGGTGAAGAAAAATCAATATCATAAACAGTTTCAAATACTTGACCCGCGCCACTTACTTGAGAACCTCTACGTAGAATACCACAATACCTTAAATCCTCTTTATCTCCAAAAGCAGGTACAGTTATTGAAAAATCAACTAAAGCAACTGAAGGTCTTTGACCCGGAACTTTTAATCCATAAGTTTTGGCGATGTTAAATACTGATGACCTTTGTTGAGCGTACTGTAATACCGTTTCTTGAATACTTCTATCTATGTTGAATTGAAGGTTGTCGGTAACCGCAGCGTTTAGGTCTAATAATACAGAGAATACACTCGCATCATTAAAGTTGTCAACTAAATCCGGATAATAAGTTCTTGTAAAGTTTATTAACTCGGTTCTAATTGATTGGAAATCTCTCGTAGTATACGATATTTTTTTATTTGCCATATTCTTTAAATATTTAGGATTACAAAATCACTAGCGTTAAACACGTCATTATTTATTTGATAATCTATTTTTACTTTCGCAGTGTGTTCTTTAGTTCCAATACCCGGTACTCTAAAAACACGTGTATCGTATTGGTCAACATAAGTACCTTTATCTTCTTCACCATCTGATGCCGCGGTGATACTTATGTTTTTAATTGTTATTCCCGGTATATATTCCTCAACAGCGTCCCTAATTTCAGCATCAATATCTGAAAATGTAGGACCATCTAATGGTTCAAAAATAAATTCATACAATCTTGTACCAAAATCGGGTAAAAAATATCTACTTCCTTTTCTAGTCAATAATAAATGTATTAAGTCCGTTCTTGTTTCTTGAGTACTATCTGTGGAAAGGTCTAAATACTTTCCATCATAAGAATCCCTAAAAGGGAAATTAATACCATATGTTTTTCCATCTGCCATATCTATAAATATAGTGTCGTAATTATTTCTTATAAATAGAGTAAAATAAAAAATCACGACCAAAGTCGTGATTAATATTTATTTCTATTAAGAACCACATCCAAAACACTCAAATTCTGTGTCTGTTGGTTTTGAAGTTAGTTCAACTGTTGGTTTCTCAATTGGTTTTAATTGACCAACTTTTGAGATATCCACCGCCAAGTGTTTAGCTCCGGTTGATATCGCTTTAGTTCTAACATAATAACAAAGAGTTTTCAATCCTTTACCCCAAGAATGGAAGTGTGATGATGAAATCTTTGATAGTGTTGGATTAGACATATAGATATTCATTGATTGTGATTGGTCAATGAATGGTGCTCTGTCTGCCGCCATATCAATAAGTTCTCTTTGAGATATTTCCCAAATTGTTTTGTATTTTGGAATTAAATGTTCAATTCTTTTAACTTTCTTGTTATAATTTTTATCTTCTTGGTCAAGATAATTATTAAAGTTAATATTTTGAATTGACCCTTCATTCATAATGATTTCATTTTTCAAATCTTCAGACCAAATACCAATTTTCTCAAAATCACTAATTAAGTATTTGTTAACAATTAAAATTTCTCCTCCAACTACACGACGATTAAATAATGCCGAGTGAGCCGGTTCTGTCATTTCAAATGAACCTGTAATCTTAGCTGAAGATGCAACTGGCATCTGAGCCGTGAATAATGAGTTACAAACTCCGTGATTAGATACTTCTAATTTAAGTGAGTCCCAATCCCACATTCTTCCTAAACCTTCATAATCTAACCCCCACATATCGAATTGGAATATACCTTTTGACATTGGCGAACCGTTAAAGAATTCGTATGGTTTGTATTCACCTGATTTACATAATTCCATACTTTCGGTGATTGCCGCAAAGTAGATTGTTTCAAAAATTTCTTTGTTTAATTGTTTCGCCTCTTCAGATGTGAAGATATAATCCATTAAGAAAAATACGTCAGCAAGACCTTGAGTTCCAATCGCAATTGCTCTTTGTTCTAAACCACCTTTTC